TTACAAAATTAGAACCAATAAATCCCAAACCACCAGTCACAAATGTAGTCATAAAACCTCAAGGTTGAAATCCCATTTTATCAAGTTTCAATTTTCCAGTACTGCTGCTTCTTCTTTCGACGCCTTGCTTTGATCGCAAGTATGCTTTTTTAGTAGAATTGCGTGGATCAGAAATCATAGCAGTCATCACACCACTTCTATCTATACCAAATTTCATAAACAAAATACTCTTGCTTGTAACATCTACAAACAATTCGTGATATGATGCATCACTCTTAGAATATTTAGTAAGTTCTTTCTCAAAGAGAAAGTTAATCATAGAGGCTAGTGCTGCACCATGTTTTTTGAAATTTGCTGCAGAATCTGGATTAGCCATGATAATTTCCATAAACGATTTAGGAACATCACTTTTTGGAATCTTTGCTTCATTACCCGTCGACATAACTTTGATCACTTCATCATAATCTTGCATTTTTATCGAAGGAAATGTTGATGGATAGAATTTTTTAATTGCAGTGATTGGTCCAGAAACAACATTACTTTCGTATAAGACTCTCATAACTTTGTATGGTACTGTCTTTTCCCATTTCTTTTTAAGAACAGCGTTTGCGTTCTCATCTAAAATCTGAATAACATTGCCTGGCTTTAAGGTGTTAGTTGCACCTTCTAGTGCTTTGTTAGAAATCAAAACAGGTTGGTTATTTTTGTATACCACAAAGTCATATAATGCTTCTGTATCTGAAGTTGAGTATTCGCATAAATTTGTCATACGAATACCAGAGATCAATCCATTTTTAACAGCAAGAACTGGACCAGCAACTTCGGCAAAGTAGTTTGTTATTTCGTTTAGATGCTGCTGATTCACACCAGTTGGAATGTTAATCTTATCTCCTGACTTTGACATCAGAATATCTTTGCATACAGAAGCAACTTTTTTATTTGAGAGGCTGTTTAGTTTTTTTAGAACTAATTGTTCATGTGCAGAAATGCTTCGCTTTCTTCCAGTGACTCCCATCTCAGATGGTTTTAACATTTTCTTTATAAACCTTCTTTAAAAACTTTTTCCACACTTTAGGGTCTTGATCCCGAAAGTGTTTGCGATACATAAAGATGGCTTCAGAATTTCTCCAGCCAATCGTATGCGCCTTTCGTAATTTATTTAGCGCAACATTATCGAACTTTGTTTCGAATGCATAAGCATCTATTTCATCTGTCGAACCCAGATACATCATCTTGTAATCGCGTTCTACATCTTCCACTTTATATGGTGTAGGTGTAATTTTATACTTTCTTTTGATGTTTTGTTGTCGATGCCGCAGTTCATGAAAAAGCACTTTGGTGACATTGACTGACAAATTCTTCGCGCCCTTTGGTGTCATGGTCACTGACAGTTTATCAGATGGAAGGCTAAGATAGATGTAAATGCAGTCGGGAATACCCATAAAACGAGACTGGTATAAACCAGAAACAAGTATTGGATAATCTGCATAATATTTTTCATTGTATCGACTGGAAGCAAATACAACTTTATCCTTCTCAAAAAGTTTGTTGAGTTTACGAATCAGAGGTGCAATTCTTTTCTCGCCGACCCAATTATCAATTAAGTCAGCAATCTGCTTTTGGCGTTTATGCACATCCTTCATAATTCTCATACTTTTAGATTCTTAAACTTATCTGTGCTTCGACCACGATCAAAGGCTGGCTTTGAATTGTTTTCCTGCATCACTGAATCTTGTGCTTTCTGTTCAAGATCGTATAACTTCATCTTGGCTCTATCAACTCCAATCATAAATCGTTTATGGAGGTTTGGATCGTTATAACGATTTTTAAGTTGCTTGACAAGCAATTGATTTACTTGTTGAAGTTCATCTGTGCTGACGAGTGCAAACATGAAGTCAGCAGTAGCAGGCAGACCAAAAGACTCGGAAGTGTCTTCCAAGCCAGGGTCTGAATTCGAAAAGCCCGACCTTGTCGTCTGAGTTGCGGAGACAATCGGCACATTGTTTTCGACGGCGAGTCCACGAAGTTCTTCTGCGATTGCTTTGATGTATGTGTAGGAATTGACATTTGCGCCAGCCTTAATTCTAGACGATGCGCAAATATTTAGGTAGTCAATGAAGATAATATCTGGACGGAAGTTCTTTTTTAACGCAAGATCGTTAATCAATGCGCGGAAGTGAGCAGGATTCGCAGACGCAGTTGGATATTCTTTAATAATTAACTTGCCTTTGACAGAACCCCTGAGTTTACCCATTCGCTTCTCATACATGTCTTTCGGCATGTTCATGAGATCGTCAAGAGAAACATTGAGGAGATTAGCGTCGATTCTTTCAGCGATCTTCTCTTCAGCCATTTCTAGAGTAATGTATAGAACATTGTAGTTTTGAACCAAGCAACCAGCAGCCACATGGCACATAAACAGAGACTTGCCGACGCCAGTACCTGCAAGAGCAATGTTAAGGGTCTTTTGCGGCAATCCTCCTTTAGTGATCTTGTTGAAATACTCAAGATCGAAGGGGATTCTTTTCTCGATACGATGATAGAAATCATACCGATCAGCGTAATTATCCAAAAAGTCGTGACCAATATGAGGATCGAAACTAACCCCCAGAGCATCAGACAAAAGAGTAGGAATGCTTCCTTTGCCCCTCGCCTGATCTTTGCCATCAAGGATCTGAATGCTGTCCATGATAGCATTATAGATTGCTTTTTCTTGGCAAAACTTTTCTGTAGTGTCAAGGAGCCATTCGAGTTTTTGTTCTGACTTGTCATTCGAGATTTCCTTTAGGAGTTCGAGTGACTTATTTAACTCAATCTCAGTGAGTTTGGTTGATTCTTTTAGACTAATCTCCAGTGCTGCTTTCGGTGGTAGACTGTTGTACTTCAGAATGAAGTCTTTTATTTCTTCGAATACCTTTCTTTCGTGGCTTTCGGTCAGGTACTCTTTCTTCAGAAATGGCAGCGTCTTCCTCATGAAAGACTCGTTCTGCATCAGATTCGACAAGATCAATGTTTCCGTTTTCATTTAATTCCTTCATCGCATTATCAATTGCACTCATAAGTATACTACGCATCACATTAGAAGTAAATCGCTGAAACGATTTGCTCTTGGTGTCTATGTTGTTTACATTCGAGACGATATCATAATCAAACGTCATCAAACCATCATCGCCAACTTTCACATCAGTAAACTCGACGATTACGGCATCATATTTTTCCAAAAATTTGACCGCAAAACTTCCAGGTGGACCATTAAGATCCACGAAGAAAGTGTATTGCTTCTCAACTTTGAAAAATTTCTTGACATACCAAAATTCAAGTTTAGCAATTAGATTTTTAATCATCCTCAGACTCTTCTACATCAGATGATAGACTACCAGCAACAACAGAACTGAATTGATAATTTTTACGAATCCACTCTTTAAATGAATTGTTAGATAGAATACTATCCCAGAATTCAGGTGATTCTGTATCAGCAATGCGCCACTTCTTTGATTCAACCTCACCAGTTTTAGTATCAACTTTGGCGTACCAACCAACATTGGGCTTGGTTACATGACCAGATTCAAGAGCCATTTCAAGTAGACCACTATACTTGCTAATACCGCCATCAAACCTAACAGTAACTGGGATCTTGGCTTTTTCGCGAACATAACGCGATTTTTCAACATTGATAATAAAATTATAACCAATCAACTCAGTTCCATCCTTTTCCTGCTGACGACCAAGGATGTAAATGTTATCAGCCGAATAGTAAGAACCTGTACCGCCACCGACGATTGCCTTCGGAAACATACCAATTTCCATATATGTGTGATTGACCACAACCATTGGGATATCCTTCAGAGTAAGGTGTGGTGTGACCATACGGAACAAAGACTTAATCTGCTTTGCGCGAGTCATGTCACCAACAGACTTTTGATCAAGAGCATCTTCAACTTCTTTCTTCGAAGCCAAGTTGCCAATCGAGTCAATGACAATCATTACTTTCTCACCACGCTCAATGTTGCTTAATTGATTCATGATGTCAAACTTCAATTGCTCAACATCTGTAACTGGAGTGTGAATAACACGATCAGTGTCAATACCAAATGAAGTGAAATAGTTTTGTGGCGTACCGAACTCTGAATCATAGAATAGAACAATAGATTCAGGATACTTATCTTGATACGCCTTTGCCATCAAGAGACTGAATGCAGTCTTGAAGTGCTTCGATGGACCAGCCCACATCGTAAGTCCAGGAGTGAAGCCACCATCAAGATCGCCAGAGAATGCGACATTCACCACAGGAATCTTAGTTTGTATCATATCCTTGGCAGCAAAGAACTTAGACTTTGCAAGAATAGCAGTATCTTTAATCGTTGTATTTTTCTTTAACTTTTCGAGTAGACTCATTTTTGTTCACCTTATCAGTATGAGAAATTTTAAAATCTTCGCGCATCATCAATTTGTAGATGCTCTTTGTATTACTATTATACCCTATTTCTTTCGATTTAGCAACCTTTTATTCGGAATAGAGCAAGATCTTGGTCAACTCATATCTTACAAACACATCATAAAAGATCTTTCTCTGAGAAGGATATCGTTACCTCATACTCTAATTGAGACTCTATCTGAGGATTTTTGCTGCTGGATGTTGATGACATGTTGGTGCAAACCAAACCTTCTTCAATTGTATAATTAATTTTCTTATGTTTTAAATTCATCAAGAAAATAAACAAGTCGCCGAAATAAATTTTAAATTTTTCTGGAATTGTATAGTAACTTTGTTTATGAAGAAACATTGCGCTCCCATAAGAGAAATGCGGCAATCCAGAATACTTTTTGTTATTTCTTACATCTACTTCCTCGAATTCTACGGAAGAACCGAAACCCATAGAACACAGCTGATCGAATGTTTCAAAAGAATAACCACAATAACTTAATTCAGAGAAGCCAAATATTCCTTTATCTGGAGAGATCTTCCAGATAATCTGAGTCAAACAACTTGGATTGATGAGACAATCGTCATTTAGAATGCACAACTTGTCATATTTGGAAACACTCACGCCAAGATTCCACGCAGGATTGACATAGATGTTTTCTTTTTGCGGAAGATAAACGATCTTCTTTAGATCGAAAATGCTTTGATCAGTTTGTGATGTATCATTGTCAATGACAATAATCTCTCCAACCAAAGGGTGCTTGTCCAATAAAGGCAGCATCTTTTTATAGTGCGGTGCACGCCACATTGTTGGAACTATTACAGAAATCATAACAACCTCCTTACTGTCTCTTCCATTAAACTCATGCTTGGATTGTTTTCTTTATATTTTCTACTATCCTCTTCAGTGATAGAGTTGAAGTTGCGTGACGAACTCTTCATTTTTGTCATGCATGCATAGTTTTCAATTCTATAGTTTTGCCGATTCAACGATGAATTTACATCAAACTGGTGTGTGTCGCCATAAAAGATTTTATAGTCATTTGAAATTTTATGAAAACTATTTTTATGCATAAACATACAGATGCCAAATCTATAATGGAAAGTCCATGTAGGAACAATTTGAGGTATTTCCCAGTCAGCCCTGAATAGCGATTGATGATTCTCAGATATAGACTCATAAGCAAATCCAGTTATTCCTTTATCTTCAGACATGAAGGGATAAACTGCATCGATAACTGATGGATCAAATAGAACATCATCACTGTATAAACAAATGCGATCGTATGATGAGACTTCAACACCAAGATTCCACGCAGGATTAACAAAAATATTTTCTTTTTGAGGAAGATATTTAATCTTCTCGAGTGAAAGAATTTCCTTATCGACATTATCGGGACTGTTGTCAATAATTATAATCTCGCCCACCAACTCATGAGCAGACAAGATCGGGAGCATCTTTTTATAGAATTCGCCTTTCCATAAAGTGGGCATTACAATACTAATCATGAGAAGAAACTATCTAGCGATTCAACCTTTTCAGATTTCCAATTAATCGAAGAAAGAATAATATCTAGCGGTTCAAGAAATGATTTCTCGAACTGAAGATCGTAATCAATATATTGCTCAGCATCCAACTGCTTGGGAATACCAGACAAGAACGCAAGAGTATTGTTATTGTAAATGTTTGGTTGTTTTAGATAGACAAACTTGATCTTTTCGCCTTCCTTGATTTCCTGATATCGTTTGGTGAGATTCATTTCTCGCAACAAATGATTGTACACCAACGCACCCTTGACATGAATCGGTGTTCCCTTCTTGAAGATGTGCGCAGCATCAGCATACTCTTTTAGACCATTAACGGATCTTGGGAATGCAATATCTTCAACAGAGAGTTGCTTAAACTCACTGCGAAACTTTTCGATAAATTTATGCAAATCATCTTCAGTTTGTGTTATGACAATATTGATTGCCTCTTTAATCTTTGCGCGACAAGCAGATGGAGTAGACGAACGAATTGCCGAGATGCCCATCATCTTGAGTTTCGGTTTGGCATACGCCACACCTTCGCTATTGTAGACATTGAGAATATAGTTTTTCTTAGCAACCCAGATTGCTTTGTCAGCCAAAGACTCACGCTTCATTTCCATGCGCTGTTGAAACGCATTGACATATTCTTTCAATTCTTCATACGACGCATCAATGAACGGCTGGATCTTATCATCGCAAACCTTATCCATAAACTTGATGACTTTCTTGGTGTCAGAAGTATCAGGGTAA